TTTATGGGCCGCTCTGACCGTCAGAGCGGCCCATAAACAGTGGGCGGCCAACAATATTGAGAAAGTGCGCGAGAGCCAGAAAAAGTGGTCAATAAAAAACGTAGAGCAAGAGGAAAGACGGGTTAGATCAAATTATCTTGACAATCGTGGACGCCGGTTGGCTGAGGCGAGAGCGTGGCAGATAGCACACCCAGAAGAGCGGAAAGCGATTCTGCGCAGATACCGCACAAAGCACAAAGAAAAGATAAAAGAAAAGAATGCGACATATAGCAAAATTGTCCGCATGAGCGATCCAGATAAGTTCCGCGAACAAGCGCGAGATTATTACGCACGCAACACCGCGAAACGCTACGCATACTTTAAGAAGTGGTATGCAGCGAACCGTGTTTGGCGGAACGCATGCGGCGCAGAACGAAAGGCGGCTCGGAAGACAGCGACACCGTCTTGGGTTGATCGTTCTGCGCTGAAGGAGATTTATGTCAAAGCGCGAACTGAAGGTTTGACCGTGGATCACATCGTACCGCTTAAGCATGCTCTAGTTTGTGGTTTGCATGTCCCTGTGAATTTGCAGTTGCTGTCACATGCGGAAAATAGCCGTAAAACTAACACCTTTGAGGTCGCATGAAGATACGTCTGCATGAGCCCACATTCGATGAACAGGAGGTTGCGGCGGCTGTCGAGGTTTTGCGATCCACCAATGTAACCAGCGGTAATAAAGTAAAAGAATTTGAGAAAGCGTTTTCATACGCTCATTCCGTGATGTGCAATTCCGGGTCGTCCGCTAATCTTCTGGCTGTGGCGGCCTTGTGCAATCCGGTAATGAATGCGCTCCATCCCGGAGACGAAGTTATCGTTTCCGCCCTTTCTTGGTCAACCACTGTTTGGCCTTTGGTGCAGCATGGACTAGTCCCGGTTATTGTCGATATCGATCCGGAGACGCTGAATATAGACATGAGACAGGTTAGACAAGCGATTGGGCCTCGTACCAGAGCAATTATGCCAGTCCACGTCTATGGTAATCCGTGCGATATGGATAAATTGTCATACCTCAATGACAGATACTGGATTATCGAGGATTGTTGTGAAGCATTAGGAGCTACATGGGACGATAGGCCCGTCGGGACATTCGGCGAGATTGCTACATTCAGTTTTTATTTTTCCCATCACATGACCACGTTGGAAGGTGGCATGTGTGTATCGGGTAAGAAACAAATTTCCGATCTCATGCGTATCCTTAGAGCGCACGGATGGACAAGGGATTTGGATGATGACGGCGAATATCGGAAACTGTATCCAGACATTGACCCACGTTTCCTGTTTGTAAACGCAGGCTACAATCTACGCGCCACGGAATTACAGGCAGCTATCGGCTTGGTTCAGATAAAAAAGCTCAATGGGTTTATTGAAGCGCGACGCAGGATAGCGAAGAATCTGTCTGAAATATTCGGTCATTACGATATTTTCCAGACGCAGCAGGAATTACCGAAGGCCAAGTCCTCATGGTTCGGGTTTCCTGTTGTCGTAAAGAAAAATTCCATGAGTCCACACGCCGGGCATATCAGGGAGAAGCTGGAAAAGAACGGCATTGAAACCAGGGCGCTTATTTGCGGAAACATCGCCAGACAGCCCGCCATGAAATTATGGCCGCATCGCGTATTTGGAGACTTGAAACACGCCGACCATGTAATGAGACAGGGATTTTCAATCGGATGCCATCAAGGCATGAACGATGAATCCTGTGAGCATGTGCGTGAAACATTGCTGTCACTATGACCGATCGCAAGTATCTCCCCACGCTGTCTGATCTCATTGACAGACTGACAATCGTGCAATTAAAAATGATCTTTATTCCAGAACGCCGGAAAGAATATATCGAGGAACGCGAACTTGTTCTGCACGATATAGATATCATTCTTGACGGGCTGAATCACAAATTGAATGCGCGTGCCGTGATGGCGATCACGATGATTCAGCTTACCAACCGTTGCATATGGGAGTCGGAGAGTAAGGCCCGCGCCGGGGGAAACGAACAAGATAAGCTGCTCAGATTCACACACTCCATAAATGGCGTAAGGAATACCGCCAAAAATATTCTGGCCGAGGAAGCCGGAGGTCGTAAGGATTACAAAATAGACGCATTAGCGGCGGATTTGCCTGAAGACTTTGGAAATTGGCGTGTGTTTGATAGTGAATAAAACCGGAGCGCAAGTCCTCAATCCGGTGCGTTTTGAGGACTTGCGTGGAGAATTTATCGAGACATGGAGTGATTTGGCATTGCCGGGTTTCTCATGGCGGCGAGACAATCTTTCCGTATCGCATCGCGGTGTGCTGCGCGGTATTCATGGGGCACCAAACACGGTAAAGCTCGTATCCTGCATCGTGGGGAAAGCCTATGTGGTGGTAGTGTCCCCAGACCGAAGCACGGTGGATTACTTCATTCTTTCCGAGAGCAATCGACTACGTTTGTTAGTGCCGGCTGGCTGTGGACTTGGTTATTACGCACTTACCGATGTGGTGTACTCATATAAGCAATCCACGGATTACGGCGAAGACGAAGAGTTCACATGGAAATGGAACGATCCAGCGCTGGCAATCCGATGGCCGGATACTAATCCGGTCCTCTCGGAACGTGATCGTTGAAACGCGCGCTCATTACTGGTCTTGGAGGTTTTGTTGCCTCCCATCTGGCGGAATATTTGCTAGCGAATACCGGCTGGGAAATAGTCGGTGCGATGCGATGGAACGACTCGCTGGATAATCTGGAAGAACTGTCTGATCGCATCAATCGCAATGATCGTATTCGCATTTTTTATTCCGATTTGAATGATGCTGGGTCGATGCGAAACGCGGTAAAAGGAGCTGATTATATATTTCACCTTGCGGCGCAGAGCTACCCTAAAACCAGCTTCGACATACCAACAGAGACGATTCAAACCAATGTCATCGGTACACTGAATCTTCTGGAGGCGGTTCGTAATGAAGCGCCGCAGGCTTGGACACATGTATGTTCCAGTTCCGAAGTCTACGGGCGAGTACCTAAAGAATTCGTGCCTATAAATGAGGATTGTCGTTTTCATCCCGCCAGCCCCTACGCAATATCGAAGGCCGGAACGGATATGCTGGGGCAATTATACGCGCAGGCTTATGGGCTGAACGTCATTATTACACGGATGTTTACCCATACCGGTCCGCGCCGGGGCGACGTTTTTTCAGAATCAACCTTTGCCAAGCAGATAGCGATGATCGAGGCCGGAATGATCCCACCGGTCATAAAAGTCGGCAATCTGAATTCACTCAGAACCATAGCAGATGTCAGGGATGCCGTCAGGGCGTATCACATGGCGCTTACCGAAAATCCAAAAAGCGGAGAGGTTTATAACATCGGCGGGAGCCATACTTGTACCGTGGGAGATGTGCTGGAATCGCTATTCGATGCCGCTGGCCATCGGTACGGTATCGAAATAGACCATGATCGGCTACGACCGATTGATGCCGACCTACAAGTACCGGATTGTTCCAAATTCAAAGCTCATACCGGATGGCAGCCGGAAATACCGTTCAAGCAAACGATGGAAGACTTGCTCGATTACTGGCGTAAGCGTGTAAAGAAATGCACAGTATTGCAGCGATGAAGGGAATGTTCATAACAACTCAGACATCGGATTGTGTGAACCATATTAGCGCGTGGGAGTGCGCCTTTGGTGGTAAAGCAGAACAAGTGACGTTCAATCACGAAGGAATCAGAAACGATCAGGTAATTATCGATGCCGTCAGAGTGGCAAAACCTGACGTGATCTTCTACATAGGCGCGATGAAGGGGTTAGGCAACCCTCGTCCCGAGACATACCAGGAATTGAGACGCATCGCCCCAACAATCAATTTTTGTTCAGACTCGGCAGACCGCCCATGGCATCCGGTGCTGGCTACTTACGCACGCATGCGGTGCTTTGATTTACAGGTCGGGATCGACGGACCATCCGACGCGCCGGTCGATCTGTCCACGCTGACGCCGGTCGATACCAGACCATTCGATATCGATTTAGAAAAGGATATCCGGTTCGGCTTTTCCGGTTCCGTTGGGAAGTGGAACGGTCGTTCTGAAATCGTGAAGGCACTGGAATGGTTTGGTGGGCTTGCCGTGAGACATCGTGAAAGCGGGGACACTTACCCAGACCATGTGCGTTACCTGCGTCGTTGCCGAATGGTATTGAATATTTCACTGACCGGTTCTGGTCACAGAAACCACATAAAGGGACGTGTCTTGGAAGCCGGGTGGGCTGGGTGCGCCCTTCTGGAATCCGAAGGCTCCCCGATCGGGAACTGGTTTCCATCCGACTGCTACATGATCTACCGCGATCCGAAAGAGGCAGCCGACATCGTGCGAGATATAGACGGCGCCACGATTGACCGTTACGCGCAAAGACTGTCGGAAGAAGTCAGAACACGGTATCACCCAAAGATTATTTACATGGAGATGCTAAGGCGTGCCATGGGAACCGGACGAGGCGCAATAAAGCAATAAGATGTGGATATTGCCATCTAGGTCACGCCCACAAAACATACAACGCCTCATAGGCTCATGGGGAAAAACAGGAGCTTCAACAGGTGTTGAATTGTGTATCGACTTTGACGACCCATGCCGTGAGCAATACGAAGCCATGAATATGCCGCAATCTTGGCGGCTTGTAGTTGGTCAACGTGGTCCACTGTCAGCCATATACAACGCCGCTTACCAGCGGCATAAGTATCTCTCGTGGATGGGGTTCATTGCAGATGATGTTGTGCCAATAACAAACGGCTGGGACACAAAGCTGATCGAAGCAGCAGGTAGCGACGGCATGGCTGTTCCGGCGGGTGGCCATGATCCGGATGGAGCGCCGCATTTTGTTCTCGGCGGTGACCTCGTTCGTTCGATGGGGTGGCTCTCAATTCCTGGTCTCGACCGTCTCTACATTGATAGCGCATGGCAAGACATTGCGACGGATCGCGGTGTACTGAGGAGAGTGCCGGAGGTTGTTCTGGAGCACAGACACTTTTCCAATAAGAAAGCACGGATAGACGCTACCTATTTGAAACATCGCAAGGCACAGGATAAGATCATCTACGACAACTGGAGGCAAAATGGTAATTTTCCCTGAAATCATCGTCACCCCGGATTCCCCTACCGTCAAGTTCTATCAACCGCGCGAACAGGTAGACCTCTCCAAAGAGATTCCGCGCATCCTGGCCACCCAGGGATGGGGGTGCGGCACGTACTTCAATGTTCAGTTTCTGAACCATGAAAAGACGAAATTGCTCGCTTGTGCCCGGTTCGTTGTTTCAGAGGAATCGGAATCCGTGCGGACCATTAGTACCGATCATTATCAGCCGGTGACGAAGACGGTGTTTTCGCGCAAAGCTGACCAAATCGGAGATTGGTGGGTGACTGAATCAGTCGGCATCGACAAGGCGTCAGCCGAATCTCCACCCATGGCGGCAGCGCCATCGGCGGATAAATCCACCGAAACGGGTAGGCGCCGTGGTCGCCCACCGAAACAGGCGACTGGATAAATGTCCAGCGAAACAGACGTAGTCAACGTCGCCTTGCGATTGATTGGCGCGAAGACCATTGTCAGCCTGACAGACGGTTCGGACAATGCCAGCGTAGTGGAAGATATTTACTCGGAAACACGAGACGATCTGCTCAGTTCTCATCCGTGGAATTTCGCCATCAAACGCGTGCAGTTGGCTAGAATAAGCACCGCCCCGGCGTTCGAGTTCGATTATGCCTATGCCCTTCCGTCAGATTGGATCAGAACCGTCTCGGTACACGATAACGACGCCGGTCATGGAACGGTGTTGTATCGATCTGAACAAGTTGCCGGGCAAAAAGCCATCGTATCGTCGAGCGATTCTGTTTACCTGCGTTACGTTTCAATGGTAACCGACACTAATTTAATGCCTCCCGATTTCAGGAGAGCATTGGCGTTGTTGTTGGCCAGAGACCTGTCCATCCCCCTGACTTCGTCCAACACCATGTACGAACAATTCACCAGGGAATCGGCACGGGCATTGACGAGGGCAAGATCATCCGATGGCATGGGCAGTTTCCCTGAGCTTCGCCCTAGAGGTTCGTGGGCGTCATCCCGGGCCGGATTCAAGCGCGACGACTTCTTGAGCGACTGATGGCGCGCGTACATGACCTGCAATCCTCGTTTAACGGGGGCGAAGTCTCCCCACGACTGGCGGCCAGGGTCGATTTCGATAAATATCGCTCGCTGCTGGATACTTGTGAAAATCTGATCCCGCTGTCGGAAGGCGGAGTTATGCGCCGTTCGGGAACCCGTTACACGGCGGAAGTGAAATCGAGTTCCGTTAAGTCAAGGCTGAAGCTGTTCCGGTTCTCGACCACGCAGGCGTACCCATTGGAATTGGCCGCCAATGCCATGCGGTTCTACCGCAACCAGGGGCAAATAACGGTCGCCAATACCGATGCCGCCGTCACGAACGGCACGTTCCCCACCAACATCACGGGATGGACCAATCGTTCGACGGGTGGCGGTTCCATCGCCCATAATGCCACGTTGCTGGCGATGAACCTCGTCCCTGGTGGGGCAACGGCCGCCGATATCGGCTGGGCAGAGCAGTCCATTACGACTACGAACACGAACCAGGAACACGTTATCAAGTTCCGTGTCCGTGGCGATCCCGGGGACAAGATTGAATTTCAGGTTGGTACCGCCGCGTCGGGCGCGCAGACGCTGGCCGCCGTCGAAAAGGAGGTCGGATATCACTGTGTCGCCTTTACGCCGACGACCAGCCCTTTCTACATCCAATTCCGCAATCTCGGCACGAACGCCAATAAGACAATTTCCATCGATGATGTTTCGTTTATCGACAACGCGGCCCTGGAGATCGACACCGCTTGGGAAGAAGCGGACTTGTATGAACTCGAAGGACCGCAGTCCGCCGATATCTTGTACCTGTTTCACAAGACCACACCAACACACAAACTGCTTCGTTACGGGCATACAACCTGGTCGTTAGTCGAGGTTCCGTGGCAGGACGGACCCTATCTCGATCTGAACACCACATCCACGACCATGACCCCAGGAGCCACGTCGGGGGTGGCGGTCACGGTCACCGCTTCCAGTATTACCGGGATCAACGACAATACCGGATTCCAGACCACGGATATAGGTCGTCTGGTGCGGATAGACAACCCGGCGGCTGCGGTTGCGTGGGGCTGGGGAATCATCGTCGCCAGAACATCGACCACCGTGGTCACGGTACACGTCAAAAAGGCTTTTGCCGCCACCACGGCCGATACTCGATGGAAACTGGGATCATGGTCGGCGACGACGGGTTATCCGCAAATCGGTACGTTCTTCGAGGAGCGTCTGTACGCAGCCAATACCACGAAGGAACCGCAGGCATTCTGGGCTTCGCAGACCGGCGATTTCGAGAATCAGAAACCGGATAACGATGCCGACACGGTGGAAGCGGATGACGCCTTCAGCCGAACGTTATCCGCCGACAGCGTGGACGCCATTTACTGGATGTCCGCGGGCGAAGACCGGATGATGATTGGAACCGTCGGCGCGGAATGGGTGCCGACCGCCGACGGCACGGTGCTGGATGCGCTGGACTGCACGGTAAAACGTCAGACCACGCACGGCTCGGCAAAAATAGCGCCAGTGCGCGTGGATAACGCTGTCCTTTTCGTGCAGCGGGCAAAACGCAAGATACGCGAATTTGCCTTCTCTTTCGAGAGTAACGGTTTCCGTTCTCCCGACATGACTCGTCTCGCGCAACATATCACGCGCGGCGGTATTGCCGAAATGGCGTATGCGGAAGAGCCCGAATCCATCGTCTGGATAGTCCGTAACGACGGCCAACTCCTGTCGATGACCTATCGCCGGGACGAGAATGTCGTGGGGATGGCG